ATGAATTTGTATAACAAGATACAAGAATTTTTAAGCACTTATGAAACCTTACAAACAACACAACAAAAAGCCGTTAACAACGCACAAGACAATTTAAAAGACTTCTTAAAACAAGAGCTAGACAAACAATGTCAAGCTTTAAAAAAAGAGATTACCCTCTACCAGCAAAACCAACTACAAGATGAATTTAAGCAAATCCCCCTTAAAATTTCTACTATAGAAACTGAGCTTTTACAAAAGACTGAGGAAAAAATACAATCACAAATAGAGCAAGAGCTAAACACAACTAAAATAAAACAAACCGAATTAAAAGCTGAGTTATATCTGCAGGCATTGCTAGAAATCAACAAAATTAAAACCCTTCAAAATGTATTCATGCAATGTCAATGTGAAGAATTAAACGCCCTTAAATTACAAAATTTAATCAATTATGAAAAAGAGCAGGCAAAGCTTTTGAAAGAAAATCCGATTCAACATATTTATTTAAACCATTAGAGAGCATAAGATGGAATACAAAAAAAGCAAAGAATACACAAGCGATTTTAGAAAAAAGGTGCAAGTATTTTATGAGAGCCATTGCTTATCACAGGCACAAGTGGCGCAAAAATTTAACATAAGCCGTTACACTCTTATTAAATGGATACAAGCAGGCGAATGGAAAGCTAAAAACAACAAGGATAGTGTGCGTGCTTATTATGAAACGCACCACATATCTTTTAGAGAATTAAGCGGCATGTTTAATGTAACTGAAGCTACTATTAAAAAGTGGGCGAAAGAGGGCAACTGGCAGGAGGCTAAAGTCTTTGACAAAGTAGAGCAAGAAGTCCTAAAAGATAAAATCACTGAAAAAAATATCGGTTTGTTTTTAGACACAAAAAAAGATGAAGTAAAACAAAGTTTAAGAGAGAGTTTAGAAGGCTTAGATTTAGACCCCATCGTGTTAGAGTGTATTGTAGAAACAAGTAGTGATGAATTGCTACTAAAAGCTATGAATACCGCTTACATAAAAAAGCAGATTCTATTTTGTGCCATTGTAGCAAGGGGGGAGCTAATTAAGATGTTAAAGCTAGGAAGCTATGAGCCAAAAGACATGGCGGCCATAATTGTCGCCGCAGAAAAAGTATCAAAGCTATTTATTGATGCCGGCGTGTCTTTATTCGGTAAAGAGCAAATACAAGTGAGAGAGGAAAATAGCCAACAAAAAGATTTTACTAAGCTAAACATGAACGAACTCATGGCACTAGCAAATGCTAATGTTGAAAATTAAAACGCCCCTAAAATATCCTTGAAGCTTTTTAACTCTTTTTCGCATGTGCTGTTATTTATAGGTATTTTAATATATTTATCTTGTATTTTAATAATGGTTTTTTGTTTTGTTTTTAGGTATTCTTGCCTTGATTGTTTTAATTTTTCTATGCTGTCATTTTGGAGTTTTATTGTGGCATTAGTTTGCGATAGCTTTTCTTTTAAAATAGCGTTGTGCGTTTTTAAATGTAAAACCATAAAAAACAAAACAAGAGCTACAATATAAGGCGCTAAAAATTTAAAAGCGTTTAAATAAATAGCCATTTACATTCTATTAGTAGGTATCAATAGCGAAGGCTTTGTGTCTTTATTAGTGGGGCTTACTTTAGCTAATGGTTTAAGTAGTTCCTCATAACGCTTGACCTCTAATTGATTAACTCTGTTTTGTAGATTAGATGCTTGTGTGCTGGCGTTGTAGTTATTCACTAGAGCTTGGGTTTTTAAATTGTCAAAGGCTTGTCTATTTTTAGCAAACTCCATCTGCTTATTTTGTAAATTCAAGGCATCGTTATAAGCCCTTTCTTCTTTGAAGGCTTTTAATGCGTCTTGTTGTTTTTGATAATTTAGGGCATCTTGTTTTAGTTTAGCGTTATCAATAAAAGCGCCCGAATTGCTTATGCTTTGACTTAGATTAGCGATAGAGTTGCTTAAATTAGCGTTTAAGTTTCTAAAATGATTTAAACTTTCATTATAAAGCGCTAGACCCCCTCTGCCTGCTGTTATATCTGGGTAATAGTTAGCCATTGCTTTTTCCTTTTATTGTCTGTTTACTGGGCTAGTAAATGGGATGTATTTTTTAGCTGCTACTTCTATGTCTTGCTGGTTTTTTAGCCTTTCGGCTTCTCGCTTTTCATAGCGTTCGTTCTCTTTTTGGTATTGCTGTTCTGCCATCTGCATGCTTTTTTTAGCTTGCTTTCTGTTCTCAAAAAAATTAGCTAAATCCACTCCTAAACCGACAAGCCCTGTTACACCACCTAAAAGCATGCCCGCCCCGCCATAACCGCCGATGCTATTCATAAAGCCTTTAAAACCGCCCTCTTGATTAGGGGTCTCTAATTGTGGGGCGTTCATGCTAGTTAGCATGGGCTGGTTTTTTATTTGAGTTGTAAGGGGCGTTTGCTGTTGTAATAAAGGTTTGTTAAAAAAGTCGCTTGTATTATAGAGAGTTGGCTGTGTGTAAATGCTTTTAATATCAAATTCCATTTAAAACCCTTTAAAAATATAAATGCCATGTTAAACATGCCATAAAAAAGCAAAGTGCAAGAATAATGACTTGATTATCCATCTCTCTTTCCTTTCTTATTCAAAGCCGTTTAAGTCTTTTTAATCATACTCCACTTGAATTTTTGAAGGTAAGAAATAACAAACCCTTAAAATAGCCTCGGCTTTGTTAGTTGCATCTGGATTTGTAATGTTTGCGTTTATGGTCTGCGTGGTAGGCATCTCATATAGAACATTACTTTCATTAAATTGTGAGTATTTTGGGTCTGTTTTTAAAACCTTAATGCCGTTTAAAAATAACGCATCGCTTCCTTTAATACCCACGCTTAATGTCGTTGTGCCACTCTCTAAAGGCGTAATTATTTCTACATTACACTTAACTATAACCGCCCCTTGCGGTATAGCTGCTAATTCAATTGTTGGCTTATTTAAAAAAAATCTACTTTCTACCATATAGCTAACATTTCTTACTAATTGCTTCATGTCTTGCTCCTTTATTTTTTAGCCGCTGCTTTGCTTGGCTCTTGCATATTAGTTACTAAACCGATAACGCTGAAGTCTTGGTTATTGTAAAGGTTATTAGCCGCATTGCCATTTCCTACAAACCTTGCCTTACTAACGCCCATAATACAATCAATTCCAACTAATGACTTACGCCCTGCATCTTGATTTTCATCTATGTAAAAAGTAATCTCTGGGCTGTGTGCCATTAGCACACTACTAGCTCCGATTAAGCAACCGATAGATATTTCACTCTCGCCCATCTCTGTTGCATTCTTTGTTTTTAATGTCGCTTTCAAATCAGATGGCGTTACAATGCTTTCTACATTAGCCTTATTGATATAAGAGCTAAACTCTTTCGCATCAATAGTAGAATTGGGCATGCCACTATTTAAAGAGGTCCAAATGCCTGCATCAATTATCACGCAATTATCTATCACGCCACAAAAGCCCTTATATAATAGCCCTCTGTCTAGCCCTGCATAGGCGTAAATCTTTTGAATGTCTTTAAACTCTGGGTCGGCTTTTAGCTGTGAGGCTTGATAGCTATCTAGTAGCACGATATAGGAGCTATTTTGTGCTATAACCCCCTTACCTGCATCTTCCATGCTTGCCATAATCGGCTTAATAGGGAAGGTCTTTGTGCCGTCTGCTTTTAGTCCGTTCCTTGCGTTAAAAATCGCCTTTCTAATCGTTGCCACATTCATTTGAGGCGTGTAAAGCACATTTGAGAAATCATTAGTCATGGCTGCGATGATTCGTTTATCTCTTTCAAGCCCCATCCAGTTTGACAAGCTGTCGCATGTTTCTTTGATAAAGTCAGTATTCTCTAAATCTTCATAAGCCTTAATTTTTGACTTCGCACTATTTCCAAACGCTTCGGGGTAAATGGTTTGACTTAGTATCTCTAAATTATCTAAATTAGCTATAAAATCAGTATTACCTACCACGCCCCTACCCATTAGCGGTGTTTTTAATCTAGGCACAAAGGGGTTCTGCGTTTTTGTGGTATAGGTTCGAATCGCTCTGTCTTCGCCCTTTCCTGTAATGCTTTCAAATAATGATTTTTTCCAACTCGCATTTTCAATTTGTAATGCAACTTCTCTACCGATTTGTGGGTTACTTGAAATGTTATTAAAATCTACTTGATTTAAATTTAACATGTTTTATCCTTTCTTAATATCTATTAACAACGCTACTATTTAATGCGCTGTTTGTGCTGGCTACGCCGTTTCCTTGTAGCTCTTTAGGAAGGGGCTGTTCTTTTTGTGGCTGTTTGTCTTGTTGCGCTGGCTCTTGTGTAGCTTCAAAGAGGGTTAAAATCGCTTCAAAAAACGCCTCGCCTTCTAAGGTGTCAATTTCTTTCTTATATTTAGGTGGGATTTCATTGTTATAAAATTCTATTAAATCCTCCATGTCTGCGTCCGGATGTTTTTTTAAAAACTCGGCTTTAGCGGTTTCTACTTCTTGCTTTTTCTTTGAAGTGTGTATTTCTTCGCTTAGGCTTTTGGCTTTATCCACTTTGTCTGTTAGGCGTTCTTTTAAGTAATTGTTTTGGCTTGTCAAAACATATTTATAAAAATCCACCTTACTTTCAAAAAATAGGTTCTCTAGCTTTTCATCGGTATGTTCTGCCATATACTCTGCAAAATCGTTCTCATAGCTATTAGCAACCTGTTCTATTTCTTTCTCTAGGGCTTCTAGTTCTATTTCTTTTTTTGTAGCTCTTTATCCATTATCCTGCCTTTAAAAAAATATTTCTTATTAAAGCAAAAAAACCATTTTAAAAAAATGGTTATATTGCTTTTTTAATTTACAGAGTCAAAAACCCATGATTTAATTGCTTGTTGTGTGGCGTTTATTTTTTGCTGGTTTAGATCTTTTTGGAATGGGTCAATAAGCTTGTCTACTTCTTGGTTAATCTCTTTTGTTATATTTTGGTTTTGTTGGTTTATGCTATTTTGCATGCGGTTTATTTCATTAGTTTGGCTATTTTCAATGCCTTGTGAGATTTTATAAGGGTCTTTGAATATCTTTAATTTTAAGCCATTAGCATAATAGCTCTGTTGCTTTAAAAATAAAAATTTGCTTCTTGCTTGCATATCGCTTTTAAATTGAAACACGACTTCATAGGGCTTTAACGCTTTATTAAAGCTTATGTTATTAAAATAGTTGAAACTATCATTACCGGCGAGTCTCTTGTGGAAGGTATTGTTTAGCATTTCATTAAAATAGTTAAATTTAAAATCGTTGTTAATACCTTTCATAGGGTTGTAAGCGTTTAAGGGGTCATAATTGTTGCCCCCTGGGTTAAAGTATTCATATATAACCCCCTTTGGGTATATCGCATAGGGGTTTGCTAGAAATACATCGCTCACTCTTATGTTGTTATGGTTAAACAAATTCTTAAAAGGCATGTTAGGGGCTTTTTCTTGCTTGGTAAGATTAAGCCCTAGGACTTTAAATTCTTTTTTAAAATGCTCTTTAGTCCTTTTGTTTTGTTGCTTTAATTCTTCTAGTCTTTTCAAGCTCCTTTTAATGTCTATGATTTCATTTCTTAAATTAGGGTTATTGTTAAAAATATCATTAATTAATTGTTGTTTAGACTCTTGTTGTTGTTGTGGCGTTAAGTGAATGCTATCTGGGTTAATAGAATTTGGGTTATAGTTTGGTGTGATGTTTGGTGTGATGTTTGGTGTGTCTGCATCAGGTGGTCTTGTGCTTTGATTAGGGTTTATGGTTTGAGGGTGGTAGCCTGTGGTGTTGTTGTTAGTTTTGTTGCTTCCGAAAATATCTAAAATGCCACTCCATAAATTTTCTAAAAATCCCATGCTTATTCCTTAATCTTTTATGTTTATTTTTATCTCTTTTTAGTATAATACTAATCCTCCCCTACATACAAAACTCATTAGAGAGATTTACTCCTTACTCTCTCTAACTCCTTTTAAATCACAAGTTCGCTTATTTTAAAGCTTTCTAATGTTGTTAAGTCGTTAATCTCTGCTAGTCGTAGTTTCTCTGCTCCATAAAAACTTAGTATGCCTTGCTTGTATCTTAAGCCATCGTTAAAGACTTGTTTTAGTTGCTCTTTGGTGTGTGGTTTATACATTTTAATGCCCACTTCGCCTTTAGCATTAAGCTCTGCACATCTATAAGGTGCATCAATATTTGCACTCACTAGGGCAATTAGGTTGCTTTGGTCTTCTAAGGTGGCATCGTAGTTGTGGTAACTCCCTAACGCATTACTAGAGCAACCTTTCAATAAATTGTGCTTACAAATAGCGTTAATCTCGTTTTCTATTTCTTGCTTTTTAGTTTTTAAAGCCACTTCTTTAAATTTAGCCATTAAGGCATCTTTAGTGGGTAGTTCAAGCGTTACTTCTTGCTTTTTAGTTTCATCGTAGGTGGTGGTATTTAGTTCTAGGTTAATATTGTTTTCTTCAACTCTAAAAGAGCCTAAAAGATGCAACTCCTCTAAAACTAAGATTAAATACTTTTGATACTTAGCCATGTTTTCTAAAATCATTTTTTTGTCCTTTTGTTTTTAACTTAAATACCATGTAAAATCTGCTTGTGTTATGTTATAGGAATGTGGAAAGAAAGTCCCATTATTTGCTGGCATAACGAATACATAGTCTGTAATAGGCGGTATTTCTCTTATAATGGTGGTTATTCTTTTAGTGCTAAAACTCGCACTACTCCCATAACTAACCCCATACCATACATTGATATAGCCCTTAAAATACTTACCCCATAATTCTAAGTCCCCGCTTATTCCTGTAGCTAAAAATTTCACATGATAGATTTGGGTTTGTTGGGGGGCGGTGGTGGTGGTAAAACTTGGCATAATAAAGCCTTGGTCGCATCTTAAAGCTAAGGAGCTTTGAGGATTTACATTACTATCGGCGTTGTTGTATTGAAAAAAGACTTCTATTTCATAGGACTTCGTGCTATTCATTACAAAGTTACCACTGCTAGTGCTGGATAATTTAGTGATAAAATTCTGCCCCCCTGTGCTTACATAGAATTGTCCTAAAACATAATAAACTATAGAACGATAATTTTTTAAAGTATTGAGTTCGCTTTGTAGGGTTATATTCTGTTGTTTTAATGCTTGTATCTCTTTGACTTGCTGTGCGTTTAAATTTTCTAAACTTTCCACATGCGCTTTTATGCCACCATTCTCTGGTATCATAGCGTTTAAGCCTTGCCCGCCCCCATGTATTTCATAAAAAGTTTTGAGTGCTTTTATTCGTGTTGACTTCAATTTTAGCGTTTAAAGCTTGAGGCGCTTGTTACTTCTTGTATAGCTTGCGTCTTTGCTTGGGTTAATTCTTGCGTTAATTCTTGGGTTAGTGTGGCTTTAACATTGTTTTGAGCTTGCGTTAAAACGCCCTCAAATTCTTGTTTTTTTTGCGTTAAAACGCCCTCAAATTCATTTATTTTATTTTGTAACTCTTGCACGCCTTGTGTGGCGTTTTCTTGTTGTGTTTGGTTAAAGCTTTCAAAATAGCTTTTATATTCATTAAAAGCATTTTGTAGCTGCTTAAAGGTATCTAATACCCACTGCTGTTTAGCCTTAAAATTTTCATTATTTAGGCGTATCTCTTTATCAAAATTAAATGCAATGTCTATGGTGGTTAAGATTCTATTCATTCCATCAAGGCTTAAATAGACTTGTTCTTTCCAGTCTGTGGAATTATTTAAGGCTTTTTTCATTCTCTCTAATAGGGGGTCAATGGTGTTGTCTAAAACTTCCTTATTAGTCAAATCTTGGGGGCTTAATTCAATAGTTGGGGGGTTAATGATATTCATTGTTTTTGCCTTAACTTGTCTTGTATAACGCTTATTGTGATAGATTTTGATACATTCGCTTGGCCTATGCTTGCTTTGAAGGTTATTGTATGCTGTCCTGCTATGTTGCTACTAAACAAAAAGGAGTTACCGCTTGCTAGTAATTCATTATTCGCATTATAAAAGCCTTCAGTCGCATTGTTTAAAGTAGAAAAGCCCCAGATTTCTGTGGGTTCATTCACTAGCACTTCTAATTCATTACTGAATAACTGAATGCTCTCTTTATCCCCTAATGCGTTTAATTTGTCTAGTTCATTACTAAGCTTATTAAGAATTGTATTAAGCTCGTTTTCTTCTGCTGTGCCGTTGTATTGTATGCCATTATTATTCACGCTTGAGTGGGTGTATTCTATGCCGATTTGATTGATAGTTTCAACTACATTAGCGAAATTATTCGCCCCCACGCTTCCTGCTACTTGTAACAAGCTTACATAAGCGTTGGCTCTGTTTATAGCGGCGTTGTCTTTGAGAGATTTAAGCATGCTTTGACATTGTATCAATGCGTTTAATGTTTGGGCTTTTTGGCTTTGTAGTTGCATTTGCATGCTTAAAAACTCTAATTCCATTCTAGCCTTGGCTTGCTCTTTTGCAAATTTGTTTTGGCTCTCTTGTAAAGCGATTTGTTCGCCTTGAATAGCGGCCTGTAAGCAAATCGTATTTAATTCCTTGTTATTGAAGTTTTGCGTTTGTAAAGCTTCTTTGAAGGTTAAAAAGTTTCTTATAAATCTTGTTGTATTCATTTAGTTGCCTTTCATGTAGTTAGAGTATGCGTTGTTATAAGTATTTTCTAGCTCTTTGGTGTTATAGTTGCCTTCATTCTTGTTTAGCATTTCTACAATTTTAAGGGCTGCGTAGTTTTTAGCTTGAAACTCTTTTGGGTTAATACCATTTAGCGCTAATAGCCTTGTATCGGCGTTTTTATTTTTATCCACTAGGGCTTGTAATAATTGGGCGGTTTTGCTTCCTAACTCTTTTTGCCCCCTAAACCATAAGGCGATGCTATCCTTTGCATCTCTTTTGTCATACTCGCTGGGCGGTTTTCCGCCTGCGTTAGACTTTGCGACTAATGCAACCATATTATTTTCGCTTTGTTGTAGCTTAGAGTTGCCATGCGTCATGCCTAATAAGCCGTAGCTAATCTTATTTAAAAACTTGTTAGCCCCATATAAGATGCCCGCTTGATTGTCTGCGGTCTTTAAAAATCTAATCGCACCATCTATGCTGTCTGCGTTGGCGTTAATGGCTTCAATAGGTTTAGAGGGGTTCTTTAGGGTCATGTCGTTTTTTAGGTTTAAATTGCCGTTTAGTGTAACATTTAAATCTATTCCTAAATACTTCTTAGCCACTAAATAATCTAATGCATCGAGCTTATTTTGTGCGATTTTTTGGTCTAGCCTTGCGATTCCTGTCTTAGGTAGGGTGGCATCGTTTGTGGTGGCTTGGTTTTGATTGTTTAGGATATTTAAAGGCTTTGTTAATGGCTCTTGTGTATTTAGGGGGGCATCTTGGGTGGCTTGTGGTAGGGGGGCATCGTTTGTGGCTTGTGGCTCTTTTATGGTGCTATTATTTAATGCGCCTGTGCTATCTATTAAATAATTGCTTAAGTCCCCTTGTGTGCCGTTAATTATGCTTTTAATCTCGTTTAATTGCTTTTGTCTTTCTTCCATGTTAATTCCTTTCAAAAAAAGTTAATACTAAAAAACTAAACAAATATGCCACAAAAAAACAGATGGGCATCTTGCTTTCAATAGTAAAAAATAGTTTAAAATTTTTATTTTTTTCTTGCATTAAATACCACTCATAACTAAATAGATTAACGCTTAAACTATTCTCTAACTGCGTAATAATCTCAAATTTAATGCTATTAACGGCTTTTGATTTTTTTAATATCTCTAACCATACGATACACAAAATTAAGCCCACGCTTATAAACACGCATGCCTTAAACCCCCCTAAAATTAAAGCTACGCTTAAACAAATCAAATGAAAAGCTATAAAACAAAAATTAGTATTAGTGCGTCTGTCGCTTATGTGTCTTGCTTCTTCTACCATTAAAAGATATTGATTAAGTATTTCTTGCTGTGTTTGATTTTCATTTAAAAGGCTTTTGTTTTTTAACATTTTTAATCCTTTGGGTTAAGTTTTATGTTGTTGTTTTTTGTGCTATAATCCGTTTGCGGTTCACTCCATGATTTTTAATCATGTTTTGCCTGCTCTGTCCGCATAAAAGAGTGGATTACGGCGGACTTTTTAATCTTGTTTTTAATGCTCCCATCTCTTATAATTGTTCCTGTAATGAATTTATTATCTTTGTCTTGTGTTACCACCATAAAATTCATGGTTTTAGAATTTTCTTTAATGAATGGTTTAAAATAATGCTTTCTTAATGCTCCATTAATGGTCTCATAAGTAACGATTAAAGGCTCTTTGAGTGTCGGCTCTATAAGATGCAAATTAGCAAGCCTAACATTACCATCCGTTCTAGTTCCTAAATGTTTTAAAAAATTCTCTTTGTTAATCGCATTGTTAAAGGATTTTAAAAATTCTTGTTCGTTTAATTCTTTAGGAATACGCACGGCATATTCCTTTAAATTTTTATCTAAACCATTTAAAAAATTTTCTTTGTCTTTTATTACTTCATAGGGGCTTGTGGCTTGCTCTGTTATTTCTCTCGCTGGCTCTTGTGCATTTAGTGGGGCATCGTTTGTGGCTTGCTCTGTAACTTCTCTCGCTGGCTCTTGTGTATTTAGGTGGGCTTCTTTTGTGGCTTGTGGTAGATTAGCATCGTTTGTGGCTTGTTTCTCTAAGCTCTTATAATAATCTTTCTGTAAGCCCTTAATGTTTCTTGTTAGCTGGTTTAGGGCTTGGTTGTTTTCGTTGGGTTTTCTATCGTGCTTTAAGAGATAATGCGTGAAGTCGTATATATCAATATCATTAAAAACCTTTCTATCGCTTCCTAACAAGTCTTTTGTATCATCTGCTATGTTATGCTCTCTTAAACCTTTCTTAATGTTATCACTTCTTAGGGCTTCAAATAAGGCGTTGCTTGGGTCATCAAGTCTAGCAAATCGCGCTAAGGCCGCTCCTAAAATTTCGCTTATATCGCTCTTGTGCTGGCTTTTTTCATATTCTGTAAAACCTAGTGAACTTGCGCTGTGTTTATCAGCAAGGGCTTTTAAGCTCTCTGTTGTGCTTTCATAGTCTTTGATAGATTTAAAGGCTCTGTCTAGTGTATCGCTTAAATAAGCGTTTAAACTCAGTTTAGGAAAATTTAAATCGTGGATTAGATTGTGAAAACTCCCTGCATTATCTATAAACATTTTTTTAACTTTTTCATAGCTCTTGGGGTCATCTTTAAATTCTTTGTGCCACTTGTTTAATAATTCTATGCCTTGGGTTTCACTCCGTGGCATGTTATACATTAGCAAAGCTAAATTACTATCGCTAACATTTGGGCTTGTGGCTTTGTCAAAGTTTAAATCTCTAGCAACTAAACGCTTTAAGGAGTGGATGGTGTCTGCGTTTAGCTTTTTATCAAGCTCTTTTAATTTAGGTGTATAGTGGCTTAAAACGCTCAACGCCTTGTCGCTCTCACTATTAAATCGCCCCGCATTGCTTCCTGCTGCTAAGTTGTTAACCTCTGTATTATTAAGGTTTTTGTGTGGCACTCTAATTAGGAGTTCATCTGGCTTTAGTGTGATATTATAATAGTCTTGTATCGCTTTATCGTAGGCGGCTCGGCTCTTATTCGTAAAATTTAGCATGCCTTGTATTCTATGATTACCGCTTATCACTTGCCCGTCTTGTAAAATAATCGGCAAATCTTCAAAGCCCCCGCTCCCAAAAATCTTTTGTGGGTCAAAGTTCTCTGCAATGTTTTTAATCTGTTCTTCATTCATATGCGTGCGTTTTTGCGTTCCGCCTGTGGTAAAACTGGGTTTTAAGTCTTTAGCCTTAACTATCGCATAATCTAGGTCAAAAATCTCGCCGTCATTTAACCTAACTCTGCTCTTAGCTAAATCTAGTTTTTTTAAGGGTATATCTTGCCCCACTTCAATTTTAGTCTCGCTCTCTAAATTGCCGGCATTACCCCTCTCAAATGCTAGTTTTTGTTTTAGGGCTTCTTCTCTTTTAAGGGCATCTTCTTTGTAGCTCTCATAATCTTGTAAGGCTTTTTCTTTTTCTAGGGCTTGCTTTTGTAGTTTTTCTTGCTCTGCTAATTGTAGGGGTGTTAGGGCTTTTTCTTGTTTTATTAGTTCTTTTTGGGTAGGATTAGCTCCGTTAGAGTTTAAGGGCTGAATCTCGCTCTTTGTAATTAGTGGAGATGTGTATAAACTTCCGCTATTCTCTAATTCATAGCTTGTTACTATCCACTTGTTAGCTAGTTTTTCGCCTTGCCAGTTATCTTTCAACCCCACTCTTTGATTTTCATACACTACAGACAAGCGGTTTAAGTCATCTTTTAAAACTTTTCCTTTCTCAATCACTTCTGGTATTTTTTTGACTATTTCTAAAGCGTAGGTTTTAGCTTCTTGCTCGCTTAGTCCGTTATTAAGTGCTTGTTGCTCCCTTCGTTGTAAAATGTGTTCTAGTCCGTACTTAGAATTACCATAGACTAAATCAATATCCCCTAAACCTTCCTTGTGAAATGCCCCCGTAACATAGCCTTCTTTAGTTTCTAGTAGCTTCTCAATTGCTCCTAAACCATTCCCTTTAAACTCGCCGTAATTTGTTCCCCACTCTCTTGTGGCTTTATCTGTGATTTCTTTCGCTGGCTCTTGTGTGGCTGGCTCTTTTGTATTTAGGGGGGCTTCTTGGGTGGCTTGTGGTAGATGGGCATCGTTTGTGGGTGCTTTTAATGGCTCTTGTGTGGCTTCTTTTAATCTCTCTTGTGTGGCTGGCTCGCTGGCTTGTTTAAAATCTTGTTTAGCTTGATTTAAACCGCCTTGTAATTCATCTATAATCTTAAGGGTATCATTTGAAAATTTAGAATTTTTAGCGCTTAATTCAAGGTTTTTACTAAACTCATCAACGCTTGTGCTTCTCTCTAACGCTCGCTTAATGTGGTATTTTAAAGCAGCTCCTGCGGTGCTTTCGTTTAGGGCTTTGGGTAGCTTTAAACCTAGAAATCTATCGGGGGCATTTCTATAGAGTGTCCCTAAAGCAAACTTAGTCCATAAAAACTTAGCCGCCCCGCTTAGGGTTGTAGCTAGTCCTTGGTTAATGTTTTTGGTAGTAGCGGCCTTTAGGTTGTTAGCTATTTCAGAATCGTTTTTAAAAAGCTTATGAAATCCGTTTGCTATGTCTATGTATTCCTTAGCCTTTGGGGTGTTAAAAACGCCGCCCTTAAATTCATTTAACTTGTTAAAAAAGTTATGACTATCAAAAACTTTTAAATCGCCTTGTGTGCTATCTTGCATTATGCGATTTAGCATGCTTAATTCAAGGCGTTCTCTGTCTTGTGTGTTTAAGCCTTTAGTTAATACTTCGTAATTGCTTAAATCTTTCTCGCCTTGTCCTTGTATAACTTTCATTAAGGATTTAATAGCGTCTTGTTCTTTAATGTTTCTGTCTCTTATTTTAGCGGTGTCTATTAAGTCCATGGTGGCTTTCATGTTTCTGTAATCGTTTATAGCCGTATGGTGTAGCTCTTTGATTTTTTCATAAGCACTCTTATTTTGCTTCAATATATTGTCAATGCCGTTGTCTATGTCGTTCTTTAAAAACTTAGCGCTGGCTTTTTGGATATATCCTAAAGTAGAGGGGTCTTTTACATTTCGTTCATAAGCATTTACCATTTGCCTTGCATTTCTTAGTTGCTCGTAAGTTACGCCATTCTTGTTGTAGATATTTCTTTCAACTTGGTTTAAAAAGCTTTTAGCGCTTGGGTCAATCTTGCCCTGGGCTTTTAAATCATTCTTAAAACTCTCAAAGGCGGTTATATTGCTTAAATTGTCGTTTAAATTAGTCTTGTAGCTGTTATCATATAGTTTAGTTATAACGCCATCTAGGGCTTGATTATAGCTGTCTTTTGTGCCTGCTTCTAGCTTGTCAAACACGCTCTTAACCTCATAATCTTTTAAATCGTATTCTTTTAAAGAGTTTCTTAAATTTTCGCTAGTTTGTCTTAAAATGTTTTTTAGGTTGTTGTTAGCTCTTGGGCTGATATTAGCGGCTTCACTTAAGAATGCGATAGTGTTTCCTGTATCATCGGCTCGTATAGCTCTTAAAAAGGCTTGTTGTTGCTCCTTGTTATTGTCTAGGATTATAATGTCTTTTAGGGTGTCGTAAGCTTTTAATTTATTGCTATCATTATTAAAAGCTTTGGCGATTTTTTCTCTCAAAAAGTCGCTACCCTCTTGGTTTGGTTTAACATTGCCTCCGAAACTATCTGCAAACTCTTTTAAGCTCTCTTGTTGCTCCTTGCTTAAAGTGTTCTCTATGATTTCGCTCGCTCTTTTAGCATTGCCTGTAAAAAAGTTTCTTGTAAATTGATAGGGCATGCTCATGCTGGCTAGTTTTAAGGGGGCTTTTATGGCTGGCTTTGCTAATTTTGCCGCTGCTCCTATAGCAACATCGCCGGCTAAACTTAATAACCCCTCTTGTATGCCATGTTTTAAAGTCTCTTTTAGGTTTTGCTCTCTGTTTAGATAGTGGTTGGTTATGACTGCATCTGTAATGCCCCCTAACCCACTTCCTATCGCTCCTCCCACTCCTGCTCCTATAGCAACGCTTAAGGGGTTAATCTTGCCTTTCTTAATCGCATTTTTAGCGCCTTCAACACTTCCTATTATGCCACCGCTTATGCTAAAGGCGTTCGCTTTCAAGCTATCTAAAAAATTATTAAAAAAGCCATCGTTTACTTTGTAGCTCTTGTTATCTTTAGAAACAAATACATCGCCCTTCTCGTTGGTTGTGGCGTTGTCAAATCCTTGTAGCCTTGCTAATGTGTTAAGGCTTTTTAAATAGTCTTGTTTCTCTGTTTCGCTCGCTGTGTTTAATAAGTTAGCAATAGACTTGGCCTCATGGATATTGTCTAAGAATGCCTTTTGCTTTTGAAATTCTTTTGTAATATCTTTGGCTCTTGTGTTTTCTTTCCACTCGTTGTAGTTTTTCTCATTGAAGTTATCAAAAAAACCTAAATCACGCTTAACTAATTCTTGCTCTTTATCGCTTAAGCTCTCAAAGGGTTTATTATTTTTTGCGATTTGGTAGAGATTCTTTTCATCGTTGTAGGCTTTTTCTGTGGCGTTATTTGTAACGCTTTCTTGTATGGCGTTAATGGCTCCACTTAATAGCCCATCATCGTTTCTCTCTTGTTTTAGGCTCTCTTGCATTTGTTTGGGTAGGTCTTTGAAGTCTATATCATTCTCTTTAGCTAGTGTTTTAAGCTCTTGTAATTTGTTAGCATTCTCTTTGTAGCTCTCAAATTGTGGTTTTTTTAATAATACGCCCTCTAATGTATTGGCGGTTTTTTCTGCTAATCTCTCAAAAAAGCCCTGTTCTTTTAATTCCTTTGATTTGTTTTCTAAAGTGTTTAAAACTCTTTCTTTCTTAAGCTCAAATTCATTTATTGGCATGCTCTGTAAATTTAGGGGGGCATCGTTTGTGGGCGTTTTAGGTTTTATAGAAATTTGTAAGCCTTTTGTATTTTTTAAGTCTGTGTATAAAGCATTAGTTAATGCATCATCTTTTAGCCCTTGCTGCTTATAGTAGCTTTCTAGCTCGTTGTAGTTGAAATTACTATCATTATTTTTTACAAAATTTAACACGCTATTTGGGGATATATTGTCCTTGCTTAATCTCTCAAAATCTAAAGTTGCCATTAGATATACCTCTTAAAAAATATTGCATAAATTTAACCTATTTTTGATTTTTTTAAAATGGTTACATTGTAATTTTTTCAATATAACCATTTATTAAAAAAGGTTTTTTTGCTTTAATATTCAAAAATGATTAAAAGGCGTTTGAATGTATAGCATTTTTTTAAAAAGAGAGAAGGACTTAGAAGAAGTTACAAAAGACAATAAAAAAGAGGCTGGCATGCTTGGCTCTTTTAGAGTGTTTGAAACCATACATGACTCTCAAAGCTCTTTAAACGAAGTTTTACAAGCTTATGAGAAAATAGACCCCTTGTTCGCTTGCTTTTCTTTAGAAAATAGCGGCACTCCCACTAGTGAAAGAAACAAAGACAAGCCCATATTAAGTGGCTCTTATAAATTAGAGTGGTGCGAAACAAGTTGCACCATGCCTAGTGAATATGAAAAATGTTTAAATGGTAGAAATAAGGGCATTTTGCTATCTAATCCAAACGATGCAAGTTTTAGAGATAGAAAGATACTTATTCATGTAGGTAACACGGCGCATGATACTTTAGGATGCATCCTGTTAGGCACACAGCATGACGACAAAATGATTTATAAAAGCAAAGAGGCTATAAAACGCTTTTTTGATTTTTTAAGCGATAAAGGTGTAGAAAATTTTACCCTTTACATTATAGACAAGTAAAGGTGGAGTTTATGCTTCAGTGTGTTAGCATATATAAAGCTGCTAAAATAGCAACTAATACTATAACAAACAATGTTAATAGGCGATTTTTGTCGGCGTTTTTTTGTTTGTTTGCTTCTTGTTTTAAAACTAAGTCTACAAACATTTCGGGGTTATTCTTTGCTAGGGTTTCCATGGCTTTGTCTCTCTTTTCATATTCTAGGCGTTCAATCGTAACTAATGAATTTTTATGCATTAATGGTGGTAATTGTAAAAGGTTCTTGTTGTCATGTGTTGTGCCTCAAATTTCTTTAAACTCAAAAGCATTTAATCAAAAAATGCTTAATATGTCAATAAAAGGATTTTAAATGGATAAAGAAACCATAATCAAACCACGATGCAAATATGCGTTTTTTATGAGTGTTGTTCTATTTACTATTATTAACATTTTAGAGTTATGTTTAAGCATTTATCATAGCTACAGGTTAGAGACTCTAGAGTATGCGTTCAAAGAGAATTTAAATGAGCTTGAAATATCACTATTGAAGAGTCAAGAGCATTTAGCAAGTATGAGGAAAGACACTCAAATGGCCGTAAAACATACTGAAGAATTAAAGCAACACTCAAAAGAATTACAAGCCATGAAAACTGAAATTAAAAAAGAGTTACAAACAAGAGAGAAGTAAAAAAAAAAAAAATGAAAGATGCAATTGTAACTGGGTTTGAAGTTTCAAAAATTGCCCCTTATATTTTACTCGGCGTTGTGGGCGTTTATGTGGGGGTTTTGTATATGCTTAGAAGTATAAGAATTGAAAAATTTAAATCTAAAAAAGAAAAATTTTTTTACATTATTCAAGCGGTAGGCTCTAGCATGCTCTCTACTTGGATTAGCTATGAAATTGTTACATATTTCTTTCATTTACCCACTTCACTAAGCGTTGCCATCGCTGGTGGTATAGGATATTTGGGCGCTGAGAGTATCTCAACTCTAGCTATTAAACTCTTAGAAAAAAGGCTTTAAAAAATGCTTAATCAATGTTTTAAAATATATAATGCTGCTAAAATAGCTATAATAAAAAATAAGATAATTTGTCTTATTAGTGAGCGGTTTTTATTCCTATCATTGAATTTTTTATCTTCTTGTTTTAAAACTAAGTCTACAAACATTTCAGGGTTATTTTTTGCTAGGGTTTCCATGGCTTTGTCTCTCTTTTCATATTCTAGGCGTTCAATCGTAACTAATGAATTTTTATGCATTAATGGTGGTAATTGTAAAAGGTTCTTGTTGTCATGTGTTGTGCCTCAAATTTCTTTAAACTCAAAAGCATTTAATCAAAAAATGCTTAATATGTCAATAAAAGGATTTTAAATGGCATTTAGGTTAGTAGAATTTGATGCGCCTTTGGGCGTTTTAAAATCTTTTGATAGTTTCAAAAACCTTTTAAATGAGAAAATACTAGAAACTAATACATGCTCTTTAAATGTGAGTTACAAAAATTTTTACACTTACAATGACTTTAAGTTCTATGTCTGCGATGGCGAAGGCACTCTAAATTTTAAAGACTACACAAAAAATCTTAATTTAATAGACTTAGAATTAATCACTTTAAAAGAGCATCTTTTTGAAAATAAAACTACAAAAAACCCCTATCAATTAAAACTCTTAAATGAGTTTTTACGCCTTTATGATTTAAACATATCAAAAGGCTGTTACTACTTAAACCCACCATACTTTAAACAATTAGAAAAGGAGCTTATATTATGCTAGAAGTTAGCGATATTATTTTAAAGGTTAGAAAGCGTTTAAACGATAGCGATACCGATTTCTTAATGTTTAATGATTCTGAGTTATTAGATGCTTAAATGCATCCTTAATTGATTTAATACTAGAATTTAGGCTTAATCCTGTCCTTAAAAAACAAGAATTAAAACAAGATTTTAAAAATTTAGAAATACCAAATCTCTTGGGCGTTTTAAAAGCAAAATTTAATAACATTGAATTAGACAAGAGAGTTAGCTATGAAAAAACGCATGGCGAAACTAGTTTGTTAATTTTAGGTAATTCTTTAAGCGTTACGCCCTTTAAAAGTGGCGTTTTAGAAGTCTTAACGATTAGCTATGCTCCTGTAACAAGCCTTGATACTTCACTAGACTTGCCGCCCATGTGTCTTAACATTTTAATGTATGGCATGCTTATTAATCTTTTAGAAGTTCCCACAAATGAAATGAATTTTCAAAAAATATCTAATTATAAGCAACTTCAAAATCAAGCTAAAAACAATTTAACAAATTATTTAAATTGTATGTATTCAAAAAGCATTACTTATTCAAAGGTGGTAAGAGTTTAGTTAATAATCTAAGTTCATGCTGCTTGGGTATTTTCGCCATGTAGTTTGGTCGCTTGTTTTTAGATTAGTCTCTGGCACTTTGCCTTGCTGAATGCTATCAATAGTTAAAGCTTGGTTAATTTGTTCGCTTTGTAATGTAGTTTTTGACAAATCACCTTGTGCATTGTATTTATTAGCTTTAGATTCTAGCTCTAAAATTTGGGCTTTTAGCTTTTCAATTTCTAGGGCTTGTAATTCTTGTTGTCTGCTGGCTTGTGCTTCTTGATTTTTAGCTACTAAGGCGTCGCTATTTTGTATAACCTCTAATACATCGGCGGTTATTGGGCTGTCCATGTCTTGTAAGATTAAAGGCACTAATTGCGGCACAATATCTGGTCTAATTTGTGCAAGGATTTTTAAGAGTTCATTCCAATTGCCCCACTTTTGGTCTTTAGATTCGGTTTTTAACTGCGTTTTGTAGATTAAGTCAAATTGTAAGGGTCGGATTTTATTTGTTTCATTTGTGTTAGCTTCAAAATACCGGTCGCCCACTTTCTTATCTACTATGCGGTAAATTTCTGGCTTAGTGAAATAATAGCAAATGAAATCAATCGCTAAATGGTAAATGAGTTTATCCATATCATCGCTTGCTTTTAAAAAGGTTTGTAGGCCCATTAGCCCACTCTCTTGTCTTTGTGCGATAGCCACACCGCTTTGGCGGTTAATTGCCATGCCCATGCTTTCATCATTCACGCCTGCTAATATCCTTAAAAGCTGGCGTTTCTGCTCTGCTTTTTGGCTTAAGGCGCTTAAATCGGCTTGATTATTCATAAATTCTATTTTTTTCTGGCTTAAGGCGTTTGGCCTGACTTTTACAATAGCATTGTCTAAGCTCATGGTCTCTACAAATTCATCTATATTAGCCACGGCATCCTCTTCAAACATCGCTTTGAAACTTCCCATCATGTTCCCCATGCGGTTTTCTGCGTAGTTAATATAGTCTTGTAGGGGTTTCATGTCTCTAAAAATTCCATAATAATTGTTATATTCATCAATGTATAGCTTAGAGACTACAAAGGGGCATAAACCATTCTTAAAAGGCTTAAATTCTATCTTATAGATACCGGCTTTATCATTCCACAGGTATCTATTCCACACCATTTCGCCCTCTATCTCTTCTTTAATCCATGTTTCTATAATAAGGGCGGTTTTTTCTTGGGCGCTAAAATAGGCGTTACTTGTAGAATACAAAATCGCGCTATCATTAAAAAAAGTTTTAGCCTCCTGTTCTGTAATATGCATTATTTTGTGAAACCGCCTTGAATCTAGGGCATTCTTATCGGTTGAAAAGTGAAACACCCCTCGCTAAAGCGAGGAGCTTCCTAACTAAAGCACCCTACTGAATGCTAATACGAAAGGCTTTGCTCTTTAAAGTCTGCAAGGCTATTTCCTAACCCAAGAAGACTTAACCCTTTGCTTAAAATATTACTTGCGGCGTTTATATCTCTATGCTCTATATATCCGCAATTTTGACACAGATATTCTCTATGATTTAATTTAAGCTCGTGGTTGATTTGCCCACAACTATGACAAGTTTTACTCGTATATTGTGGGGGAGCTTTCACTAACAATTTGCCATTATGCTGTTGTTTGTAGTCTAAAAAAGAGATGATTTGATAGAATGAAGTATTTAGTATAGACTTATTAAGCCCACTCTTTTGTTTAACATTTTTGAGTTTGGCTCTTTTGGTCATGTTCTTAATTTGTAAGTCTTCAACTACTATCAATTCAAATTGCTTTGAAAGTTCGCTTGTGATTTTATGGTATCTGTCTAGTTTTTGATAGCTTGATTTATCAAAGGCTTTGTTTAATTTTTTTTGAGTTTTGTAAAAATTACCTCCTAGTTTGATTTTATTTTGTTTAGATTTTAAAACCCTACGGCTTTGTTTTCTTTGTAGTCTTTTAAATTCTTTAGAGTATTTTTTAAAAGAATGTAGTTTAGAATAAGTAGGAATAAGTCGTTTTAGATTGATATTTTCATCTACTTTTAAACCTAGTTCTTTCATGTCTTTTTGGTATTGTTCTAGGTCGGTTAGTTTTTCATATTCTTTTAAATCAACGCTTAAAGCTATATCATAGATATTTAAGTCCACACCGACACAATTTCTAGGCTCTTTAATAGTGTTAAGCTCTTTTTCGTATTCTATGCTAAAACTAACAAAATATTTTTGATGAGAGCAAGAGACTACGATTTGTTTAATCTTAGCATTAAGGGGTAAGTCTCTATGCATACGCATTTTTAAGGGCATTTTCATTAAGTTAAACATCTTAAAGCGTTCGTTAAAGTCTTTGATAGAAAAGCCTTGATTATTCCAAGTAAAACTTTGTTTAGCAAATTTAGAGTTTTTAAATTTAGGAAAGCCCCTATTTTTGACTTTAAAGGCATCTCTTAAGGCTCTTTCTGCATTCATGCGTGATTGTTGAGCGACTACACTACTAAAACTTAAATTCCTAGCTTTTAAATGGTGCTTAATCGCACTATCTAATTCGCTTGATTTTTGCCATTTTCTTTGTTTAGTGGGTAAATCTTTGTTTTTTTCGTATTGCTCTTGTTGTAGATTTAAGCAAATGTTATAGGCTTGGTTATAGACAAAAAAAGAGTGTTGTAATTTGGTCTGTTGCTCTTTGGTAGGATACAAACGAAATTTAAAGCCCTTATTTACTTTCATAGAAAGATTTTAGCATAATTTAGTTAAACTTGGTCTATGAAACAAATTGATAATATTAGACATGGCAGACATTGTGTTTTTTTAATGCATGTGCATTTAGTATTTGTAACTAAATATAGGCGTAAAGCATTCAACAAAGAAGTTATAGACTTTTTAGGTTCTGTATTTGCTAAGGTATGCAAAGACTTTGAAAGCGAGTTAGTAGAATTTGATGGGGAAAGCGACCATGTGCATTTACTTATCAATTATCCACCAAAAGTTAGTGTTAGTAGGTTAGTTAATTCTTTAAAGGGTGTTAGTAGTCGTTTGGTTAGACAACAAAATTTTAAAAATGTTAAAGCTACTTTGTGGGGCAATCATTTATGGTCGCCTAGTTATTTTGCTGGAAGCTGTGGGGGTGCTCCTTTAGAAATCATTAAGCAATATATCCAAGAGCAAGAAACACCACATTAGATTTGCTAACCTTTTGTTTTTAGGTTAAATGACACTAAAAAATAGCCTAACGGCTATTGACGCTTACATCTCCGCCCTAAAGGACGGAGTTTTTCGCTTTGTTGGGATAAACATGCTTACCTAAGTGTAATAAAAAGAAGCCCTGTAAATGACCTAGAAATCAAAACACTTTTAAAAGCCAACTTAAGCAATGATATTTTCAATAAGCAAACCTTAATTAAAGGTGTCATTCAATCCTATTACTACGAAAGCTTAGAAAAATCTCATTGAAAATAAGTTTTACACAAAAAATGAAATAGCACAGTGATAAAACTTAAACACCCTTATATTACAAACCAATTGCTTCGTTTTTTAACCATGCGTTTTTTAACAAAACCATATCTTATTTTAAAGCTCTTTAATATTTTTATGAACCAAGCCCACAAGAATAGAACCACTATTTCAAACCATATTTTAAACAAGAGAAATGAAAATAAAACTAAAAAATTTCAGCTAGTTTTAATCGCTATTTTGCTAGGACCAAGCGACACATAGTTATTGTTACCATACACATACACCAACTTAGTGTATGTGTAAACGCAGGCACACTTACCAATGAAATGAACGCCAGCTATACTAATAATATCAGCTCTAATCAAGGGTTAAATCTTCACAATACTTCCTACTACTATATGTTTGAATAATGAGCTATCCTAGTAGTGTAGAGTATTTTTACAAGCGATGAATACTATCTTGGTGATAAAAAAATCATAAGACGAGTCAACAAAATGATAAAGTCGCAGTCGCTTACCAACTACAACCTTTACTAATAGCGGTGGTTCAAGCACTCAAACTGCTCAAACCAATTCAGTATTTAACACTCAATATGTGGAGTTTCTTAAAAAAACAAACCACAAATCTTAATACCGTTGCTAAAGATACTTATAAATGCCATTCAAACTTTAGGCGAAAAATAATACCAATAATACAGCAAGATTCACCAATCAAGAAGTGGCTTCTTTAGCTAATAGTGTCATTGATGTGAGCCGACAAGCTTTAAGTATTTTGAGTAGCAATTTCTAGTTTGACAACAGGAATTTCAAGAACAAGTAATGTTTCTAGTGTCTTGAATGGTTTAGATATTACAAACAATTCTTAAGCATAATATCGGCATGCGTTATTATGGCTTCTTTTCTTATAATGGAGCGAATGTGGGCTTTAAAAACATCTGCAGCACCATAGACTTATTCACTTATAGGGTGAGAGCGGATTTGCTCTATAACATTTTTGAGCGTTCTTATACCAACAAGTCCTTGAATCTAGGGCTTTTTAGCGGTATCAAACTAGCAAGAGAGCTCTTTAGCTCAACGCTTAAAAAGACCCTAATTTAGTGGCTAAAGTCCAAAACACGCATTTTCAATTTCTCTTTGATGTGGACATGCGTATGAGCTTTGGAATCTTGAAGAAAGATTTGAAAAAGCACAACTAACATCTCTATTGAGATTGGCATTCAAATCCCTACTATCTATAACACCTATTATAGTAATGGTGGCACCGAAGCGAAATACTACCGCCCCTACTCTGTGTATTGGGTTTATGGGTTTGCTTTCTAAGGGGCTTAAAGCTTTTTTAAATCAAAAACCAATCATTTTCACTTTAAAACCAACTCAATTAATGGAATCTAAAAGCGTTTGGCTTTCTTTTTCTAATTGTTTAAAGCCTTCTACAAGCTCATGCATGTTATCTTGTGTATAGCCGTCTAAACAACGAGCAATGAAAGTTTTTAAATAATTTAGAAGGGTTTCCACATGGTGATTTTTCAAAACTTCATTGATATGCTCCAAATCAGTTTCAACTTGCTCTTTGTTTAAACTGGAATGGATAGTCTCTCTATAAAGACGCACTTTAAACGCCATGAACTGACAAGTAGCTACAATTTTAGTTAATTGTGTGTTAGCTTGAGCAGCTAATTGTGAACCTTGCTGGCTTTGGGTATTAAAAGAATGGAGCGTTTGAGAGAATGCCTGAATCGTTTCTAAAGCACTTTGTAGAAGCTCACTAGATTCGTTAAAGGCTTTTAAGAGTAGGTTTGTTTGCTCATTGAAAATTCTAAAGGTTTTCTGTACACTCTCTACTGATTGCGAAGTTTTTTCGCTTAATTTTCTCACTTCATCAGCTACAACTGCAAAGCCCCTACCATGCTCACCCGCTCGTGCGGCTTCAATAGCGGCATTTAGGGCTAAGAGATTGGTTTGACTAGCGATTTCATCAATACTAGAGACTACTTTTGAAGCTTCTTGGAGCTCTTGATTTAAAGTGTTTAGAGTGTTGCTAGAGTGCTTGTTGGTCTCATCTAGAGTATTCATATATTTTTGCATAAGTGTAAAATCTTTTAAAGCTTGTTGGCTATTTTGAGCCACCTCAGCACATAACGCATCAGATTGAGTGAGCAAGCTACAGCTACTGCGAAGTCCAGCTAAAATATTTTGCAAGCCATTAGCACCCATACCAAGTTTTTCAAATTCATTATTTAACTCATGCATTACTAACGCCTGTCTAGCATTTAAAATTCCACTCACACCTTTTTTAATCGCTTCTATATTTTGACGAAAAGACTTACGAAATCCTGAAGTAAACACATGGCGGTATGCCACACCCTTTTGGGCTAAACTCGTGCAAGTAGACACTTCTCTTTGGAAAGCTTCTACCTGGTCTAGCAAGTCATTAATGCCTAAGGATAAGGTATAACACATGCTATTTTCACTAATACCTACAATGCGTGCTTCTAATTCCCCCTTAGAAGCAAGATTGACTACTTTCTCTATAGCTTTTAGTTCTTTTAAATGCGGTTTTTGATTGAAATTAAACAT